AGATGAAGATCAAACATTTTTTATGGCTTGGTGGGAAGCGGAAGCAAATGCCGATCACCATCTTGAATCAACTTGGCAAATGGCTAATCCGGGTTTTGGCGATATTAACGATCCTGAAGATTTTGTTTCAATGGTTAAAAAAACACCAGAAGCAGAATTTAGAACCAAAAGATGTAATCAATGGGTTGCCTCTCAAACTGCTTGGCTTCCTAATGGTGCTTGGGAAGAATTAAATATTGAAAAAGAAATTAAATCTGATACTGAAGTTGTTTTAGGATTTGATGGTTCTTTTTCTGGTGACGCCTCAGTAATTGTTGGTGTAACGCTCGAGGAAAAACCTCACGTATTTGTTGTTAAAGCGTGGGAGAAGCAACCTGAAGATAGGGAAGATTGGCGCGTTGATACTTTAGAAGTGGAAAATACAATTATTCAATTTTGTGCTGAACACAATGTAAAAGAAGTTGCTTGTGATCCTTTTCGCTGGCAACGATCTATGCAAGTTTTACAAGATCATGGAATACCAATTGTTGAGTGGCCGTCAACTTCTGCTGCTCGTATGATTCCAGCGTGTTCAAAATTTTATGACGCTGTTGTAAATCAAAGAATTACACATGATGGAAATGCTTTATTGGCAAGACACATTTCAAATGCTGTTGTAAAAACCGATCGATTGGGACCAAGAATTGTTAAAGAACACAGAGGTTCACCACGCAAGATAGATGCTGCAGTTGCTAGTATCATTGGACTAGACAGAGCAACGGTTGCAAGAAATGATGAAGTTGTAAATGTCCCTTCATTTTTTATGGTTTAGGAGTTAAGTGGCAACAATTTTTCAAGCAATAGGTTTGATAACAATTTCAATCGGTGTCGGAATAATTTTCGTTCCTGCTGGCATAATATTAATAGGTACCGGATTTTTATTATTTGGTTTAGCGCTTGAGAGACGTGGGTAATGCTTAATAATCTTTTTAATCGTTCAGAGCAACGCGCTATAAGTTTTCAATCAATTTGGGGCGCCGGCGATAGTTTGGCTTTCACAACGACTGCTGGAACCAATATTGACGAAAATACAGCAATGCAAATTTCTGCTTTTTATTCTTGTGTGCTTTTAATTTCTGACACAATTTCAACTTTACCAATGGACGTTTATATTCGTCGTGATGGCAATCGAGTTCCTTATCGACCACGCCCAGAGTGGGTAATGAAACCAGATATTGATTTATCACGTATTGAACATTTTCAGCAAGTATTAGTTTCACTTCTTATCGATGGAAATGCTTTTGTAAGAATTTATCGCGACAATCAAGGAAACATAATTAACTTGATGGTTCTCGATCCTTTAAAGGTTGAAATTACAAGAGACAACGTAAGCAGAGAACTTGCTTACAGATATGAACTTGAACGCGGAACTTTTATTCCTAAAAATGACATGATTCACATAACTGAAATTCGCCGACCAGGTTATGTTCGTGGGGTATCGCGCGTTAATGAATTAAAAGAAAATCTTGGTTTGGCTTCAGCGTTACAAGAATTTGCTGCAAGATTCTTTGGATCAGGTGCAAACCTTGGTGGACTTATTGAACACCCTGCACAATTAACTAGAGAACAATCAAAAGATTTAGCAGACGCATTTAGAGGACAACATAAAGGATTACGTAAGTCGCATAAAGTTGGTGTTTTATCTGGTGGAGCAAAATTTGTAAAAACAGAAGCATCACCTGACGAAGCACAAATGCTTGAGTCACAAAAATTTGCTATTGAGCAAATCGCACGTATGTTTAGGGTTCCGCCTCACATGATCGGTATTACAACACCAGGCGCAATGAGTTACGCAAGTGTTGAACAAAATAATATAAATTTTGTTACACATACTTTAAGACCTTATATAACAAAAATTGAAGAAGCATATTCAAGACTTTTACCTAGCGAAGCATTTTTAAGAATCAATGTTGATGGTTTGTTACGTGGTGATTTCGCTACACGTATGCAAGGTTATTCAATTGGTTCACAAGCAGGTTTTCTTTCAATTAACGATATAAGAAAATTTGAAGATATGACACCTGTTGATTCAGGTGACGTTTACAGAGTTCCTTTAGCAAACGTAAATCTTCCAGCCGCTGATTTAGTTGAAACAGATAAAAAAGTTTCAATGGCACAAAAACTTGTACTCGCTGGTTTCGATCCTGCTAGCACTTTGAAAGCATTAAATCTTCCAGCAATTATTCATACCGGTGTTCCATCTACACAACTTCAACCTGTTGCACAAATTGATCCAGCAAATCCTGAAGCCGTTTATGAGGTTAAATAATGACTTTGTTTTCTGGAAATACAACAGTTGGAACTGCTGCAACTTTAATTGATGGTGTTGCTTGGCAAAACCCTGTAGTTATGCACATTCACAATAACGATAATACTGATTCTGTTTATATTGGTGGATCAGATGTTACAACTTCAAATGGATTAAAATTATTAAAAGAAGATTCGATCGAAATAACTTTGCATCAAGCAAATACAATTTATTGTGTATCTAGTAAATCGGGACATACTGTTTCGTGGATTGCGCAGAAACTCTAATGCCATATTTTATTACAGATGAATCTGCTGATTGTTCAGGCTGGGCAACGATTAAAGAAGATGGTGAAGTTATTGGTTGCCATGAAACTAAAGAAGATGCTATTGCTCAAATGGTTGCTATTTCAATTGCTGAAGATATGGAACCGGGTGGAGAACGTGCACCTGCTCCGGCTAAAGATCAAATTGAAGGTAGTGATGAAAATAAACCTGATAGCGCTCAAGGTGCTGGTGGCAATATTGATTTTGATGAAGCAACTGAAACTTCTTTACGAAATAAAGTTAAAGATCATAATGAAGATATGGATAAATCAAGTAAGCCTGATTGGACGCGCGCAACCTTAGGTCAATTGAAAGCAGTTTATAGACGTGGCGCTGGTGCGTATTCAAGTTCTCATAGACCTGGTATTTCGCGTGCTGCTTGGGCTATGGCAAGGGTTAATGCTTATCTTTATCTTTTAAGAAATGGTAGACCAGCAAATCCAAATTATGTTACTGATTTTGATTTGTTACCTAGTGGACACCCGAAATCAACGCGATCTTTGAAACGTGCGTTACCTGAAGAATTAAGTGTTGGCGATTATGTTATGTGGTTTAATGGCGATAATCTTTTGCAAGGCGAAATTAAAGAAATTCAATTTGATGGTGCTTTAAATATTCCTAATTCTGAAATTATTTTGCTTGGTACGCCTTTCAATCCAGCAGCGCTTATTCAAGTTTATGAAGAAATAGGTAATGTTTTTAAAGCAACAAATGAATATGTTGGTGTTAATTTTGAACAATTACGTAAAAGTGATGATTTAGATATTGAGGAAGAAGAAATGATGATTAATGATGTACAAGAAGATGTTGAAGATGTACAAGATGATTCGATAAATGATGATATGCGTGCTATTAATCAAGACGCACCTGCTTATATGCGTGCTGCTGCTAGGCGTGGTTTAGAACTTAATGCTGATGGTCGAGGTGGCGCTGGTTTAACTGATAAAACAATTCGCGAAGCAAGATTAATGGCTAATGGTCAAGTTTCAGATGATAAGTGGATTCGCATTGCAGCATGGATCGCACGTCACATGCCAGATTTAGACGCACCAAAAAATAATAATCCTAACGATCCTCAATATCCGGGTCCGGGACTTGTTGCACATTTATTGTGGGGTTCAGGTCCAAGTAAAAGAGCAGCACAAAGAACAATGAAATATGCTGAGGGTGTTGTTGAAAGAATTCGCGCTGAAGAAGAACAAGCACGATGGGCAAGTGTAAATGTACAATTAAAGAAACAGAAAGAAGAAAAAATGCCATCTAAAGTTGAACGCCGTATTAATGATGTTAATTTTGAAATTCGTGTTGGCGAAATCGACGCTAATAAAATGACTTTTACAGGTTACGCTGCTGTATTTAATTCAGCAAGCGAACCACTACCATTTACTGAATACATTATTCCTGGTGCTTTTAGTCGTTCACTTAAATCACGTAACGAAATTAAATTATTTATGAATCACAACACAGATATTGTTTTAGGTTCAACTCGTGCAAAAACTCTCAAATTGTCTGAAGATTCAAAAGGTTTACTTGCTGAAGCAGTTTTGCCTGATACAACAGCAGGTAGAGATTTATCGATCCTTATGCAACGTGGCGATGTTAATTCAATGTCTTTTGGATTTAGCGTTCCAGCAAGAGGAGACAAATGGTCAGATGATGGTATGAGTCGTGAACTACACCAAATCAGATTACATGAAGTTTCAATTGTTACAGGTTTCCCAGCATACGAAGCAACAACTGCAAGTGTGCGATCAATTGATGCTTTAGCAACCAGAACAGGTATGGACGCTGATACTTTGGCTGACGCTTTAACCAGACTTGAAGCAGGCGAAACTCTTTCACCTAATCATGCTGATGTAATCGGCGAAGCAGTATTTAAATTAAAAGAATCAAATCCTAGCGTTGATGATTTACTAGAAATTAAAAGAAAACAACTCGATCTACTATTTAAGGCGATCTAATGAATAAAGAACAAATCAAATCAGCAATATTAAAAACAGCAGGAAATCCAGAATCAGGCGCTATCGCCGATTTAGTTGATCAAATGGTTGAAGCAATTTTAAACATTGATAAACCAGAAGTTAAAAAATTTAATCCGGTTTCTGAAACTCGCGTAATTGAGTCTAAAGAAATTCGTTAAAAAGTATGTAATAATTCTATTAACGACTTTGAGCGTGAGCCGCCAAGTTTGTTAATTTACTGCATTTGAGTGAGCCTCATGCAGATTCAAATCAATGCAGTAAAACCTACCCAAAAATAAGGAAAACAATGTCTGAATATATTAAAGTTCAGCACGAAGCACGCCAAAAAG